GGTTAGAGGAGATCCAATACCATCTGGGACCAGGATGCTGCTTTGCCAAGCTTCTGCACCTACGGGATGGACTCAGTACACAGGCTTGAATGATAAAATGGTAAGGGTTGTTTCCAGTACTGGCGGTGGGACTGGTGGAAGCTGGACGGTAAGTGGTTTATCATCGAATACGGTAGTTGATCATACTCACTCAGTAGGAAGTCATACCCATGGGGTTTCTGGGCTATACATCCCCTATGGCGGGTCTGGTATTGGGCTAACAACTTCAAATAGCATGCTGGATAATGCTACAGGGGGATCGGGGAATATCCCAATTTCAGGCACTACGGATGCTTCTACCGGCACTACGGGAGCTGCCGGTACTCATAACCATACCATTTCCCAGGATGGGACTTGGCGTCCAGCATATGTAGATGTCATTGTCTGCATAAAGGACTAGGAATGAAGTGTCCATTGAATAGCTTTAAGGATTGTATTGAATCCAGATGTGCTTTCTGGGTTAAGATGTCTGGGACCAATCCCCAGACTGGTATGCCAATTGACCAGTGGGGTTGCAAGGAAGTCTGGGATACCATTCTAAGGAGTGAGCAGAACTTGGTTACTAGACAGAACAGCGCAGCAATTAATAGCCTTAGGAACAACCTTCTTAACCTCGGTATTGGGAAGATAACCCAGAAGATGCTACAGATGGCCAGTCAGCCAGATTCTCCTGAAGCTATTGCTATTGTAGAGGACAAGGATGCAAAGTCATAGGGTATATCTTGAAGGAATAAGCTATCCAGATGCCTTGAAGGATGTCCCTACTCCTAAGGAATCTCCCTTTGTTATTGGACCTCCCATCAAGGGCATCAATACCTATTCCAAACCAGTTGACATAGACAACAATGAAGCTTCTCTCTGTTATGATGCCAGGGTCGTAAGGGGTTGGATTGAGCCAAGGCCAGGAATTGAGCTTCTTCATGAGTTTACTGATGAAACAGTAATGTACATGAAGGAGTTTACAACCTCGACAGGAGCTTACTATTTCTTGGTCCTTACTACCAAGTCGATCTACTATACGACCAACTACAGCACCTATACCAGGATTCCCTGGTACTATACCACTGGCACAGCTACAACTAATGGAACAACAACGGTTACTGGGACAGGAACATCTTGGCTAACCAATGCTAGGGCAAATGATCGTTTCAAGATCGATAGCATCGGCACCTGGGCAACCATAGCATCCGTTGATAGCGATACCCAGCTTACTCTTTCATCTGCATACTCAGCGGCATCTGGCGCAGCTTATCATATTGACAGATACTTTGGTGGAGACACCGACAACACCTTCTGGTCAGTTATTGACGCCTACAATGATCGCTTTATCTTCTCCCAGGGTATCGATACCATCCTGTATGCTACTCCTCCATTCGATACCTTGCATATTCTCAACTCATCCTACGCTTCCAACTTTGCTACAATCTACGGTGATCGTCTATTTATTGGCTCAGTTAGGGAAAATCCCATGTCTTCTCCAGCTGATTATGCCTTTCGTCTTCGCTGGAGCGTAGCAGGAAACTATTCAGATTTCTCCGGGACTGGCTCAGGCTACAAGGATTGCTCTGAAGACCCATATGATATAACTGGTCTTGCAGTCATCAGTGACACCCTGCTGATCTACAAGACCTACTCCATTATGCATGCTACCAGGACTGGCAGCGCATCCAGTCCATTTGATTTCAAGGTCCGTGTAGATTCCATTGGCTGCTACATCCCAGGCAGCCTGGTTAGCATTGGGGACTCCCATTTCTTTGCAGGATCAGACAATTTCTACACTTATGACCTGCGCAGTCCTAAAGCAGTAGGGGACAAGGTTAAGGATGCCTTCCTTGACGAGCTCAACCCAACCTATGCCCATCGTACCCATGCCCTTGTGGCTGAGGAGTTCAACGAGATACAGATCTACTATCCAGACACATCTTCCAGTACTCCCAATAGGTGCCTAGTCTATAACTATGACCTTCTTGCTTTTACAAGCAAATGGCGTGTATCTTCCCTAGCCTCTGGCTATGGTAAGCAATATTCTTCAGATACCTGGGATTCCTCTCCTGGAGTTTATACCTGGGATACCTGGATAGGCTCCTGGGATTCCTCAGACCTGTTAGCCAACAAACCTATAAACCTAATAGCTAATGGTGCCAATCTTTACAAGCAATCTACATCCCTTACTGATGCTGGCACCAGTTTTACTCTAGAGTGGAGAACCAAAGAATTAGCATTGATCGAGTTGCAAAAGAGGATACTGTTTTGCCGTGTCAGGATCGGCTACTATACCCAGACTGCTGGTAGTATCTTGGTATCCATTAGCGGAGATGGTGGAGCAAGCTGGGAAACAGATAGGACCTGTAGCATATCGACAAGCTCTACTTCACAACTGAAATATGCTGTAGCTGATTTCTTGGGTACTTATAATTCCATTATTGTCAGGGTTAGAAGCACCGGTGTCAGGTACAAGGTTGTCAGGATTGTCCTAGAGCTTACCGCAGCAGGAGAAATCTAATGGCAATAACAAGAGTAAACATGGTTCCGATGGTAGCTCCAGATGAGTTTACTGATCTGGAGGATGTATGGCGTTACCTGGATGAGTTCAGCAAGGCTGTTAACGATATGTTTGAGGATATTGTCAGGTACACCGAGAATATAGAGGCAATACTAAAAGACAATGGATTGATCACTTGAGGTTTACCATGACGGTAGAAGAGCTCAAGGAATGGATGGAAGAGAGGTTTGACAGAGTAGAAAGGCGTCTTGACTGTATGAATGGCAAGATTACTACCCATGACCGATGGCTCTGGCTTATCCGGGGCATTGGTATCGCCGTAGTTACAGCTCTTGGAATCCTGGGGGTCAAGGTTTCGAAGCTATGACGACCAATGGCGACCCATATCCCTTGCCTCCTGGATGGCAGAATTTTGCTGCTACCAAGGAGAATATTACCAGAGCATGGGTTGAGATGAACAAGTTTCCCATCCTGTTTGATGACTTTAAACGGGGAAACTTTAAGTACTTTATTTCTCTGTTTCTCGATCCCGACAATCTATTTCTGCAATGTGGAGACTATGGTATTGCTAAAATCAGAGGTATAACGCCAGGAGCAAATTGTGAAGTTTATCTAAACTTTTGGGATAGCAGGTTCAAGGGGAGACAAGAAGAATGTAAGATGGCCCTGCGCTGGCTATTTTACCATTTCAAATTAAGGAGAGCTACCAGCATAATTCCCAAACCATCAAGAGTGGCTATACGCTTTGCTAAGTCGATTGGCTTCCAGGAAGAAGGTATTTTACGGAGTAGTTTCCTATACAAGGGAAGGTATCTTGATAGTATTGTTCTTGGTATATTAAAAGAGGAGGTTTTTGATGAAGGTCTACAGAAAACTGACAATCAGTCTAAAGGATAATAGGATCATCGACGAAGATTCGTATAACTACGATGGTTCTATAGCCCTATGCTGCGGTGGTGGGGGCGGCACTCAGATTGTCGAAAAATCCCCGATACCCCAAGAGTTCAGTGGCCTAGCAACCCAGCTTGGCCAATTCCTCGGTGGAACCTCTGGGACTCCTGGCAAGGCTTTGACTCCTACCCAATATTCCGGAACCTACTCCGATATGTACCAAAACCTTCTACGGGCCCAACAGCAGATGCAATATCCAACAGCAGCGGAGCGGGCTCTCCAGACTGGTGTTCAGACTGGTTATATGTACCCCTATGCTGGACAGCTTGATCCCTATGCCCAGATGTCCCAGACTCAAATGGCTGCAACAGGAGCACCTTACAACCTTACTGCGGCTTTCATGGGCTCCTATCCAGCATACCAAGCAGCCCTGGACGCTGCCCTTGCCCAAGCTAAGGAATCGGCAAGCATGCGGGGAGGATTAAGGGGGAGTGCTGGTTCTGAGTACATGGGCGAGGCTGCTGCGGGAACTACAGCAGACTTTTTGAAGTATTTGAGTGGTGTTGGTCAACAGTCCTACGAAGCTGCACAGGCTAGAAGACAGCAAGCTATCCAGCAGGCCGCTGCACAATCCGCCCAACAGCAGGCTGCCTGGGAAGCTGCGGCTGGTAGAGTAGGGCAGTATATTCCTATGGCCTATGAAGCTGCTACCTGGCCAGCGCAGACCCAAGCTCAGCAGTTGTCTCAGGCTATGCAGCTGGGCCAAGGACTGGAGACTACTGGGACTTATCCATGGCTTAGCTTTGTCCAGAGCTTGATTGGTACGCCACAAGCCCAGTATATTGCTGCACCGGAAGCGCCCAGCATGGCTCAGCAAATGGCTCCCTATGCCACATCTGCAGCAACAATTGCTACAATAGTAGCTATGTTAGCATAATGGAAATTAGCGGTAAGATAAAACAGTCATTTGATATTATATCTTCGGAATACGTTCCAGGGAAATCAGTTGTATTATGCAGTTTTGGAAAAGATTCAATGGTATTGCTTGATCTTGTAATGAAAAAATATGGCGATATACCCATTGGACATTATAGTCTTCCAGGATATCCCAAAAAGAAAGAGTTTGCATTGAAGTTTATCCAAAAACTTAACCTTGTGGTTCACAATATACCGATAATGGCAATGGATATATTCATGGACAGCAACGGCAAGTTTGAACTTATGGTGTTCCTGCCGATTTCAAAAGACAAGTGCCTTATGCCATGTGTTGACATTATAGATACCAGAGAAAAGAACTGCATTTTTGACTTATTGGCCGGTCCGTTCTATTCCAATACGGTTAGTCCATGGACCGTATTCTTTGTAGGCCACAAGCAAAGCGATGTTGATTCATTCTTTGGGCCAGTTCCAATCAGTAAGGATAGGAAGCTGGTTGGTGACATTAAAATCTGTTACCCGCTTAAAGATTGGACCGATGAGGATATATGGCAATATACAATCGAAAATGGCATACCGTATAATGACAAATGCTATAACAAGGACAACAATTTCCTGCCGTTTGAGGACACAACATACAATCCGCATTATTATTCTGCCTGCACGGATTGCATAAATCCCAACAAACCCAAAGAAGTATATTGTAGAATAGCAAGTAGAAAGATACCGAACAAGAGATTCGGGGATATGGACTATTATCCCCAAAAACATTCTTTTTACAGGACTATTCTCAATCAAATTCTTTAGACAGGAGGACATATGCCCGTTACTTATATTCCAAGAGGAAAGACAACAGCGGAAACCTATGCTGAAGAACAGGAAAGACTTTTAAACAATATTCTGCGGATACTCAGTATGGCTCAGTTGGGCGAGGAAATACGACAAAAACAAGCCTTGGGTGAACAGAAAAAATATGCCGAGGCATACAAGGCTGCTACGGCCGAAGGTCCAGAGAAGGCTGCTACAGAAGGTACAGTAACTATGCCACAGCTTTTGGGAGCCGAACAGGCATACGGTGTTAAGCTTACCCAGCCAGTACCAGGAACAATGACATTTCAGGGATACAGCCCGGAACTTGCTGCCCAGGGATTTCCAACCGAGCAACCTTATACCATCCCAACTGCCGGTATGAGAGTTCCCGGTGGACTTCTGAGTCCCCAGACTGGCGGTATTACTCCAACCTACCAGCCTCCGGCTCCCGAAGAAGGCCTATTTGCCAGGGCAATAAGGGGGATAACCGGTGCTCCTGCTCCGGCACCACCTGCGGAGATTATGCCAAGACCGGCGACACCGAAGGAACAGGCAATCCAGGCACAACAGGAATACTTACGGCAATATGCAACGGGTCAATTGGGATTAATCAATAGATATGGCCCTGAGCAAATTGCCGCATGGAAAGAGGGAGTAGAACTGCCTCCGGCAAAGAAAGAAGAAGCGCAAATGCGCCAGGGTGCTGAGATTGCCAAGTGGCAATTCGAGCAAAAGCAACGGCAAGCTGATGCTTTGGATAGGACAAAAGCAAGATTTAAATTCAACTTAGGAACAAAATTTGGGAAGACGGATGAAAAAGGAAACATAAGACCTCTCACTTCAGAAGAAACTGATTACTATGCCAATATGTTTGCTTTTGGCGGGGCACAACCAGAAGATTTAACTGAAGATTCAGCTCCTAATCTAGGATTGATTCCGCTTTCTAAACCAAGAGTGGCTGATCAGAAGATGGAACTAGCTAATGAATTTGCCGATTATTATGGGAAAAAGATTTCTGAGCTTCCCAAAGATTTAGCAAAGAAAAGAGGACCAGCAGAAGCAGTCGGCGCTATTAAAATTGGTCCCGATGATGTAGTTCATGGACCAAGTTGGACTTATGCAGAAGAAAAGGGCTTTGCGACAAAAGAAGAGGCCATGCAGCATGCATTACAAATGTATAAGATGATTCCGGATAAAGACAAAGCTGCGGTTATTCCTTCTGTAGAGCTTGGAGCTGGCAATAAATATATTCCCAAACTAATTCCGGATATTACGCAGAGGATACCGGCATCCGTTCCAACTGCTACACCAGGGATTTCCTATGACAGAAGGAAAGAAGCTTGGGTTGAGACGCTTCCAGATGGTACAAAGAGGAGATTATCTTCCCAGGAAGTGCGGGAGACTAAACTTGACTTTTTAGAATCCCAACCTACATCCGATATCAGAACAATGCAACAGGCGACTCCTTCGGTGTTGGAGTTGGTAAAAAAATCCAGGGAAAATCTGGTTGCGGCTGAAAAAAAATATGGAGTCGGACCATTGCAAAGCAGATGGAGAGATTTTTGGTCGGGGAAGATTGGAGCTGCCGACCCCGAGTTTAGGGCGTTAAAAACAACCATGGGGCTCTTAACCACAAGATTGATGAGAATGCATGTCGGGGCGAGGGGTGGAGAATATATGATGAAGCATTTCGGAGACATGCTTGCAACGGCAAAGGATCATCCAGACAACTTAAGAGCAGTATTAGATGAAATTGAGAATTATGCAAAAGAAATCAGGGATACCCGGATTCCAAAAGCAGTGATGTCTCCAGAGGGCAAACCGACTTCCTCACAAAAGAAACCAGGAATCAAAAAGATCATTGTCTATGACAGCAAAGGTAATCGCATAGAAGAAAGGGAAGAATAATGAAGCAAGCCCAATTACCAGATGGGACAATACTTGAATTCCCAGACGATATTCCAGATGAGAAAATGGATTTCATAGTCAAACAACATCTATTTGGTAAAAAACCAGAGGAACCTCCGACTGGAGAAGTACGGGCAGAACCGCCGTGGTATATCAGATCGTTGAAGCCAACGCTGGAAACTGCTGGATTGCTTGGCGGAGGGGCGGTAGGAACTGCCGCTGGTCCTATAGGTTCTGTTGCTGGTGGTGGACTAGGATACGCAATAGGAAGACAACTATCGGACAGGATTCTGGAATTCCTGGAACGCAAAGAGGCTGTTACTGGGAAACCTCCATCAACTACGTCAGAAGCCTTTAAGGAAGCTGGTTCGGATATAGCGACAGGTGCTGCAATACAAGCTGGCGGCGAAGTTGCTGGCCCTGCGGCTACAAAAGCTATGCAGGCTATGTTCGGCAAAATGACACCAGCTACAGAGGCACTGATACAGACCTACAAAGAATATGGTATTAAGCCTCTGCCTTCGGAAATTGCGGGGCAAAAGAAGACGTTAAGTATACTGGAGGGGGTGCTTGGTTATCGACCGTTATCTGGAGACGTTTTCCTTAAGAGGTCTGCGCAGAACTTGGAAAAGATGGTAACGGCAAGAGACCAACTGATTCAGAAAGGCCTTCCAGCTGAATCACTGGAGGAAATGACTAATGCTATTAAAAAAGAGGCCCAGAATATACTGCAGAGATATATAAAAGCATCCAGCGAAATCATCGAGAAGATGTCAGAAGATTTCATGAAAAAGGTTGGGTTGGAAACCCGTTTTTCTGCGGGAGCAAAGCTATCGACGATCCTTGAATCCGACCGTCTTGCTAGGTCGCAAGAGGTTAAGAAGTTATACGATAATGTTTATAAAAAACTTCCCCAAAAAGGCTGGGATGAGGTTCCGCTTTCGGAATCTACTATCAGACATGCTGAGAACACATTAAAAGAAGAAATGGCCAAAGTCCTTAGCAGTAGGGATACCAACTTAATTAAAAGATTGAATGATATTATTTCATGGGGAAGAGGCCCTAAAATAAAAGGTGTGCCAGAAGCTGCGTTTATTAATCCCGAGATGATTGCGCGCAACCCAGAGCTTATGAATGTAATTCAAGAGTCAGGACAAACTAATGTGCCAACATGGATTGGACTGGACAAAACCCGGTCGGAATTATTGGAGGAAGTAAGGAATATAATGATCCAGGGATACGGACCTACAAATAAATCCAGAGTTCTGTCCGAGATAGCAGAGAACTTAAACGAAGACATGAGCAGCTATGCTGAACGGCTAGGAGGAGATGTCTGGAAAAACTTTCAAGCAGCAAGATCGGCATCGAGAAGGCTACATGAATTGTATACCCATGATTTGTTAAAAATCATGAACAAGAGTCCCGAAGAAATCGTAGACAAACTTATTGGCGGTGGGAAAGAAGTCACCTTGCTGAAAGATATTCGAATGGCCACCGGTGATAAAGGTATTGAGCCACTTAAGCAAGCTTTTTTCAAGAAGCTGATCGACAAATCAACATCTAAGGAAGTCTTTGATCCAGTAAAGCTTAGGAAGCTTATTAACAATACGGACAAGGATGTAATTAACGAACTTGCGACTTCCGAGCAACTAAAGATGATAAACCGTATGGCTGGCATGAAGCAATATTTTAATGTAATGCAAGATAAAAACAAATTTGTTAATTTCCTGGGTGATATTTCTGATGCTAATTTGAACAACGTATGGAGAGCGATCGTAAGACCAGAAAATACGGAATACATTAAAATGGCCAAAAGACTTTTTTCTCCAGAGAATATTGAGAGAATCTCATCCCTTACTATAGAGAATGTTTTGAAAGCGTCGAAGGGAGGATACTATCTTCCTGTTAGCTCTGCTGGGAATTTCCAAAGCTATAACAGCGTCCTGAAAGAATTACTTCCAGCGGATAGATACAATAAGCTTCGAATGTTTATAGGAATGGGACAAAACATGAGAAGAGTAGAAGATCTGGCAAGAAATGCCTCGCAAACGGGGCAAACTCTGATGGGAGCGGAGACTATGCTAGCACTGATAAAATCCGCCGAAAAGGGCATAGCCACTCTGGACTTGCAACCATTTCTAGAAAGTGCTGTTCGATTGACAGGAATCCCTTATTTAATTTCCAAGATATATACCAGCGATGCTGCCATACGTTCTTTACAGGCTGCAATGCGCGGAGACCCAACAACTAAGGAAGCGATTGGTAATTTTGTCAAAGCAATTGCTATGGTATCTAACAAGATAATTGAAGATCATCCTGAATATGCTAAGGAAAAAAGGGATATCGTTTTTGAACAATGAAGCTACACTTTAGGTCTGTTGACGGATCAATCCTTTCAGTCGCTTATCACTGCCAGCAGGAGGGGACTGCTGACATCTCCTGCTCTATTGCCGAGACGGAAGATAATGCCAGGGAGCAGTACAAGGGACTGCTGAAGTTCTACCATGACAATTGGCAGAGCAGGATAGATCGGGATACTGTTGTTATCTTCGACCAGATAAGCCGTGGAGAGGAAGCTGATCGATTGAAGGATGCTGGGATCCCAGTTATTGGAGCTGGCAAGTTCAATGATCGTCTAGAGTTAGATCGTGCTTTTGCCATGGAATGGACTCAGCAGCATGGGATTGCTATCCCAGAATCCTGGACCTTTACAGACTACAATGAGGCTGTTGATTTCATTAAGGAATATCCTGGACGTCTGGTATTCAAACCATCAGGAACCCTACCAGCTGAAACAACTTATGTCAGCCAAGATGAAGGTAATGTTGACCTGCTATATCACCTGGAAAGGCTAGAGCATCTATCCAAGGGGGCAGAGTTTATCCTTCAGCAGGTCATTGACGGCATTGAAATATCTACTGAGGGATGGTATTACAAGGGGCAATTGATACCGCCACCTAATGCTACGATGGAAGAGAAGAAGCTGATGACAGGAGGGCTGGGGGCCGGAGTTGGATGCGCTGGCAATGTCGTCTGGCTATGGGATCACCCGGGGTCCTACATGTATGACCATACCTTGAAGAAACTGGAGCCAGAGCTTGTTAAGGAGGACTACACCGGTACCCTGGATATCAACACCATCTACGTTCCCGAGGAGAACAAACTGTATGCCTTGGAGTACTGTCCCCGATTTGGCTATGCTGGGATAGAGAACCTTTGCGCCATGGTCCAGGCCTTTGGTTCCAGCATGTCGGAAGTCTTCTGGCTCTGGGGTATGGGTAAACTAGAAAGTATCCCAGTAGTTCCTGCCATATCAGTCGCTATTGTTATCACGGTCCCAAGGTCAAAGGACGGCACCGTTCCCAAGCATGAGTATATAGGGGGAAACATAGACTATTCAAGATTCTTCTGGGGAGATGTGCAGCTGGACAAGAAATCGGGCAATCTAATCTCTGCAGGGGTTGATGGGATTATTGCTACCCTGGTAGAAACTGCCCCAACAATAGATGAAGCATTAGCTAAGGCTTATACTAACCTTGATAAGCTAATATTGTCCAACAAGCAGTATAGGATAGACATTGGTTGCAGGTACAAACAGCAATTCCCAACCATCGAGAGGGTAGATAGGAAGTATAGACAATCTATTCAGAGGGCTGCTTCTCCGGAAATGGGTCATAATGGCTAACATCCTGGCTGCAAAGATTCTCCCTAAAATACCTTATCGCCTCCTCGTGTAGCTTTCTTTGCTCTTCAGTTAGTCCATCTAGATGTTCCTTACACCAAGGGTATTCGCCAATTGGCAGCATTGTTATTAGACCATTCTTCACCATCCTTCAACCTCCCTTTGGGCTTTAGCCTTACCATGCTTCTGCAGATCAAATATCCCATTCTGCTTTATGCCCGATACAAATTCGTCTGTCAGCCACCAAAGCTTCTCTTTTTCTATCTCCATGGAATTTACTACTCCTGCAATCTGGTAATCTTCAAGGATTGCAAAGGCAGTCCTAAAAGGAATATTGAGCTTCCGGGAAAGATCAGCAGTCCGTATCCGATTATCCCCAGCATCGTAAAGGATTCGCAGAATGTCCACTTTTAGTTCTGGCAGGCTGTATACAGCCGACCTCTTGACTAGATCAATAATCTCGCTCATCTTCTTCTTGTTCAGGATAGATAAACACATAGCCAACTGAGTAAAGTATCTTGTTATTCTTGTCGGCGACTCGGCATATGGCTTATATTCTAGGTCCTTGCTGTAGAGATTGCGTCCTACAACCTTCCTTAAATTGCTCGTCAGAATAGCTATATTCCTTATTTGTTCGGACCACTCGCTCTCCATATCAAAGGCCTTCTCTTCGTCATTCCGCATGTTATATTCCTTGACAATACTATCAAGATATGTCCTTGTAACCTCCGAGATTTTCTGCCTCAAACGATATTCCTTCCCGACATTAGATTGGGCCTTCTTGGCTACTTCCTCTGCGGATGGCATATGTTGAGGCTCCAGTCTCCAGTATATCCACCGTTCACCCAGTTCCCTAATGATATCTATATTGGCGTCTATCTGCGGGGTAGTCATACCAATAAAGCCAAGCTTGCCCGTCCAAGTAAAGGACATCTTGTTGCCCACAACCCTGCTAAGCTGACCATCGGATATCCTTCGAATCTGGCTTACAATTTCCTTCTTGACATCGGTTTTCATAGACAAAAGGGTACTCATATCCTTAAAGACCAGGACTTTCTTGTTCTGCCTCTTCAGATCATTCAGAAGCGATATCTGTCCTGCATTCCTTTTAGACTCTTGGAATCCCGAGATGAAGGAATGGGTAGTTAGACTATCAACGATATGTACGGCGGGATGCTTGTCTAAGAAGTTTGCCATCTCGGTCTTGCCTGATCCTGGGGGACCTATAAGCATGAGATTTAGGGATTCCCAGTGCATCAGATTGGAGATAACAACTGCCAGGAAGATATCGATGACAGAAGTATCCTTAAACAAAAGGAATTCCTGCCAGCTTTCCTTTAGGTCTTCTATAGTCATATGAAATTATTTATCTTCGCATCTTACGCTTGTAAAGAATCCACCCCGTTCTTCCCCAAATACAATTGCCCCCCAATAACCGTCTTTTTGATAGAAGCATCTTGCATAATTCTCAAGTTCCATCATTGCTTCCCTCATGCTTTTGGCATCACAGATTAGACCTAGTGGAGTAATTTCCCAATATTTATCGTCATCTTGTTTTTTGCGTTGCATTTACATCACCTCTCCTTGCAGAATAATATGGCCCCTATGCCCAGGATTCTACGACCAGACCGCCTACGCTCGGCATTGCGGGGATCTCACCCACTCTTAACCGGTTACCTGGGTCCCACGCCATGGGGGCCTTTAGAGTCAGAAATAACCACGGGAGAAGATTTCCATAATTCGATTTGTTCCTCAGCCCAGCAAAATAAATCCCTTTTTAATTCCGAATCCTCTTGTCCCGTTAGAATCTCTAGATCAACATCAATTATAGAATCTTTACTTTTAAAGATTACAGTAATCCTACCATCATGACACTTCCTCAAATTAACCTTGACACCTTCAACTTCAATAGTTTTTGTGTCTTTCACAATGCGGGCCCATTACACCCTTTGGGTACTATCAGCAATATTGGGTATCTTATCCATCAAATAATGCCAAACCCTAATTCTGTCCTGGTGATCGATGAAGACAATTACACCACCAATATCCGGCTGCATCTTCCCGTAACTTTTTAGGTATACCCTTGACGGCTCGTAGGCCATCCAGCCAGGGAGCTGTATCATGTGCAACCTATTCTCGTGGAAGTAGATGAAATGGTGCCAGTGGCCGCGTACAATAACATCGATGTTTGGAATCTTTCTCAGGGATTCTGCCCATTTGATATGCAGGGCCTCTCTGCCCATGAGCATCTCCCGATAAATATAAGCAGCGCTCTGCCCGTGGGAAATATTGAAGACCTTCTTAGATGGCTCAAAGACCAAGTTAGCTATGGCGCCTTCCCATTCTCCATACAGAACATTGCATATATCCCTTTCTAGAGCAGACCCCAAGATCGAAGAATGGTAACTGCTACCAGGGAACATGCATAACTGGCGTTTCCGGACAAGAGGCTTAAGGCACTCAATCGCCATCTCCTTTTGTTCGTCTACGTCGGGCGTCAACAACATAATTCCCCGTTCCGCAGGGTTTTGTCCATGGACTGTATCTCCTACAATAACCACCGTATCAACATTGTTGTTATCGCACTCCTTACAATAGGTTAACCAAAAGTTCCATATTTTCTTTTGTTCCTTGGAGTGCTTAAGGCCAACGCCCTCTCGAGTTAAATATTTTGGCGGACAAAGAGCATAACGTCCCCCAATATGCAGGTCCGAAACAAAAGCAATTACCCTTTTAAATTTATTCATTTTTTTGATACCACCTTCCGTATTCTTTCTAGCATAGCATAGTCAATTTCACAACCACGCTGGGAGCGCATTAACCCAAGTTCGTCTAACTTCATCTTAATAGCAGTTAGTGTTCTGCCTTTTAAAACTAACTGGATGTCTCTCGCCGATATTTTCTCTTCTGCTAATTCCCTAAGGATTTTTACTTCCTCTTCAGACCAAAACCTTCCGCTCATGGTATGTCACTCTCTTTGTAGATTTTGATCCCCCGACCTTCAGCAATCTCTAACTCTTCCATCATTCCTTTTGATCCTGCCAGCCAGGGATTTTGGGTTAGATATATAGCATCACATCTCTTAAGTATCTCCATCGAGTTTTCTTTCAAGTCTGATTCTTTGACGTCTATCTCCCCCAGCATCAATAGCCATTCGACAAAGGGAGAATAAACAGCATATCCCTTGTTGAGTAGAATGGCAGAATGCCTAACACCAATCTTGATATTCCTTAGGAATTGATCTATAGCATTATGACCATTATCCAATGGGCTAATAGGGCCAGCTATATAAATTAGCTCTCTTGAACTCATTGCCTATTTCTCCTTATCTGGATTCAATTCATTCTCGACGTCTTTTAAGCTAATTCCAAGCTCTTTAAGAAAATCCCTCAATGGAATTTCATACGGCGCAATACCTACAAAACCGTCATACCATCCCGATATTTCCAACAATCTTTTACTTTTTATGTATGTTACGTTAATTCCCGAATCACCCTCGCCAGAAACTATCTCTCTGGATTTCATCAGATCTCCCCCTTCCTCTTCAGATTGAAATACCGAATGAACCTATCCAATATCCATCTTTCAGCCTTACGTCTATCAGGCTGATAGTAGACTCCTATCCCGTACCTGATCTCCAGGGATGTCAGGAATCCCCGGGCAACATTGGGATGCAGCAATGAGAATTCCTGCCAGGACAGGACATCATCCTCGGTTGCCTCAATGAGCAACCATTTCCTTTCATACTTGCTGAGCCCTTCAAGCTCAGCCTTAAACCTCTCCCTGCCCTTACCGATCGACCCAAAGAGATCGCTAAGGTTCTTGCGTTCTACAGCAAGGAGATCCTGGAACCCTCGGATACTGTAGTCTCCATATTTTAGGGTATCCCGAACTATCGTCAATCCCTTCCTGGGATGTTTAAAGAGCATATCCTGTTCCCTGGTATCAATGACCAGGATGAAGTCCTCTGGGAACTCAAACTTAAATTCAATAGGCTTCTTATCTCCCCTATCCTTTGGAATGCTTATCTTCATTCTTCAAAGTCCAGTATTGAGAATTGGTCAATCCTGCCCAATAGGTAGGGAGGACTGGAATGCCCATAATGGCATACCCAACGGACAGTCCAGCCCTCGCCATGGTTATGTTCCAGCTCAAAGCGGACCATTCCTCCGCAGCCACGTGGACTATTGCCCGGGCATCTTCTGTAGAAAACAGAGCGTGGCCAGATATAATAGCAATGGTCCGCGATTAGTCTTTTCGCCTTAGGCCCAATCATCATTTTTTTCGTTAGCTACAGGAATAATGGTCTTGGCCTCTTGCTTTGATAGTCCTACTTTCTCCGCAATCAGCTTAGTAGCATCCTTGGCCGTGTAGTATGCCACACTATTGGACATCATGTTCCCCTGATTGGTCTTCTTATGGATAATCTTAGCTCCATAAATCTTGCCAACCAGCTTATCCTTTAGTCGATTCCGAAACCCTTCAGACTCGAATAGGTCCGTATCGCACTTCTCAGGACTGATAGCCCCAACCTTAACTAGGAATCCAGCAAGCCTCTGGACTCCAAACTCATCTGATCCTGCTGTCCAGCCAAAATTCTCAAAATGCAGGATTCCTTCTGACGGGCCCCCTTCGGCCCTAGCTGTAATCTTGGCAAGATACTTGCCGTTGTCCTTGACTTCAACCTTGGCGTCCTCGATCAGAAACAGATGGACGCCCTCCTCGACAATGGGAAACTCACTCTCGAACTTCGGAACAATTTTCATAGCCTATCCTCCTCATGTTTTTTGGAATTTTTCAATTATCTCTTCTTCCTTTTCAAGCCAGTTCCTCGCGGAGGAACCTTAGTTGTCCCGTAAAGCCTTTTATGTCTAGCTCTACGTTCTGCTTCAGTCCTTGGCCTCCCCATCCTTCTAGCTCCAGCCACCGTAATTATCACCTCCCTTCTTTTGATCCTTCTGAAATAACTCGCTTTCTACGAATGGTTTCCTTGGTAGGCGTGGCTCGCTCTTTCGTGATGGTTTTCTTGTCTTCCTTGGTTCGCTCGTATTCAATGGTTTCCTTCATGACGGATGGCTCGCTTATGAACGTTGGTTTTCTCATGGACCCTGGCTTGCTCACCAAGTTTGGTTTTCTCATATGCCATGGCTCGCCTACTGGGCATGGTTTGCTCGGCTATCTTGGCTCGCTCATCTCGTTTGGTTTTCTTCTGTAGTATGGCTCGCTTGCATACACTGGTTTCCTCCGAGGCGATGGCTCGCTTATTGATGATGGTTTTCTCTTTAAAAACGGCTCGCTTTCCACTCGTGGTTTGCTCACCCCATATGGCTCGCTCATCGACATTGGTTTGTTCACCTCGCCTGGCTCGCTCATTGGAGGTGGTCTCCTCGGCGCCATTAGCTCGCTCAGTTTAAGTGGGTTACTCTTAATCTCTGGCTCGCCCAGTCCTTCTGGTTTTCTTGGGGATTTTGGCTCAATCATCAACCATTTCCTCAGCAGTTATTATGTGTTCATGTCCACCTTTTGCTATAACATATGGCTGGGATATAGGCAACCCTTCTGCCTCCCTCCACTTCAACCAAAGATGACTTAGGAACAGCTTCATCATCTTCCTGAATGCCATCCGGTCAACGTGACCCAGGGAGAATTTGCCATCCTTCTCAACCTTTTTGCCATCCTCTGTAGGAAGATTGGCTGCCGGTACAACCTGAATTCCTTTATCGGCTAGCTTCTGAACTATCTTTTCTTTCTCCGCTCTGTAATAATCCGCATATTTGTTGTTAGCCTTGATAAAGGACTGCCCCAGTCTCCAGCACATCACTTTTAGCATTTGGTTATAGTGTATTGGTTCTCCCTTAGTCCGCTTTTCTACATGCTTATTGCCATCCTCACCAATTGGAGCACCCAGGGCATATCTCCATAGCTTTGATATGGTTTGGCACTTCTCGATATCAATGAGGCAGATTACCTTACCGATGTTAAGGTCACCGATGCCCTTGATCTGCGAGAACCAGCCATAGCAAGGATGAGCCCTTACTACTTCGGCCACTTTGCTATTTAGCCATTTCTCGAGGTCATAGACCCGCTTTTTAATTTCAGTCGTCAGGGGGTCTTCGGACTCGTTACGTTTCAGGTGGCTTTCCCTAACCTGAGCTTGCACCCTGGCTTTTTGGATGAAGTACAATGCTTTGTCAACGAAAACCAAATCTTGCATTTTGGGTTTCTCCTTTATTGACGCCCAAACGTGGCATCCTGGCATCTCTGGCAAAAACCGGAGATACGGTATTCTCGTCTGGACAATTCATCCCTAAATCCCGTTACTTTGTCTCCGCACCATGCGCAGGTATCGTTACGGATGGCATCCCTTCTGGACTTCGGAGCAAGCAAGTCAATCAAAAACTCAATATCCAAACCCTTCTTAGTTGGTTCCATAGGTCACCTCCTTATAATTGTTTTCTTCCCAATGCCAGGAGATTATTATTTCTCCTGTAAGCTTCTCATTCCAGTCATAATAACCAGCAATTTTTGCTTCCTCTCCCTGCCTCCACAGGGCGAACAGATTCCCGGGATGCCTTCTGCTATGACTGTACGCCGTCGCTTTCTTGGTTATACACCACGGTATCTTTCGCTTGCTAAACCAGTCTGCCCAAGCCAAAAGCGACCTACGGGATTCTACCCATTTTGAAAACCTGAAATAGCTCATTTTTCTTGTCTCCCTAGGATGCGGTCGATTATTGATTCTATTTCCCCAATCGTTTTCAGAATCTTTTTAGCCAGCGCCCTAATCTTCTGCCTTTCAACTTTTGCTATCATAGTTATTTCCTTCCTTCATGCTGATAATGTTGTTGGTGTCTTCCTGCTCGAGCTAGCTTAATTCCCGTTTCTAGGTAATCGACTATTGATTCTAATACCTGGATTCTCTCTAGCATCTTTTGCATGATCGGGAGCCATGTTACCTCAGTTGGGATTCCCCAGGGAACCTTGGTGCCCATCTCTTGGGCTAACCGTTCGATCTCTTGCTTTTCAAACTGTCCTATCATAGTTATTTCCCTCCCTCAAGTTTCTCAATCCTTTCCAGCAGTTTTTTGACGATTGGGAACCATACAAGATGCATAGATATCGACGGAGGTATCTCCGTCCCCAGTTTTCTTGCCATCTCTTCAACCTTCAGCCTCTCGGCTTCCGATATGCTAGTATGTGACATGGGTTTCACCTCTGTCTCCTTTCAGTCATTGTCTTAATTGTCCTTTTTGAAATATTTTTTCGCATAATCCAACGCTTCCCAGAAATCTGGTTTAATCCAGCTTTGTTTCCTCATCATTTCCTCTATAAATGGCTCATTTAGAACCTCTTTGTAAATAACGCAATTGTGTTGATATGGACTAAATGAATCCATTTGTATTCCTTCTGTAGTTATCAACCAATTGCCGATTCTTTTTATAATCTTTGGTTTCATTTCTATTTCCTTAGGACAGCCATAATCCTCTGGAAGTCCAGCGGTGCCGGTCCATGCTTGATGGTTTTTTCGTAGATTTCGGATGACGAACAACGGGCGAGGAATGTATCCCCTTCCTGGTCTGCAAGGGATACGAAACTAACCCTGGCGGGTACTGGCTTGCCATCAATATAGCTAAACGGTTTAACAATATACCCCATGAAATCGAAAAGTCCAGGCAGTAGGCGTGGGAATACAATGCCTTGAAGGTATGGAGCGGTCCTTATGCCTCCACCGTATCTCCGATATCCCTCTTGGATATCGATAGATGTCGCTACAGACACAAGACCATATTTGTTAAAGGAGATTAGTAGCTTTGTAACCCTAAGCATAAAACTATTAAGTACATCCCAGTCACCCTTGTCAAGCCTTGTTCTATCAATGATACTTCGGTAGTCGTTCTTGGCAACCCTTTCGGTTTTCCGGGCATCCTCAATCTCGGCTTTGAAGTTAGATTGCCCGAAGGTTAGACCATCGAAGAATACGGTCTTGTAGTCCAGCTTGCCTTCCTTGACTTGCTCCAATAGGCTGTTCAAGAATTCTTCAAGGTCGTCGAAGGAATCGGGTTGGTAATAATCGATCTTTAATCCCTCTGGAATCCCAATCTGGCTATGGACCAACCTTGGGTCTTTCTCCTCCACGTTGATAAAGCAGATCGGGCCCGGGCAGGTTAATGCTGCCCCGGTCTTGCCGCATCCCGTAGGGCCATAGACTAGAAAGCTGGCTCCAATACTGCTGCCATCTAATTGTTCAAGTTTTTTCATTATTTACCCCCCGTTTCGGTCTTAATTGATGCCTCTCTATTCTGTCAAATATATGACAAAACATTTTAATTTGTTCCATTGCATCGTCGCTGTTAATCTTCCCTTTGTTATGGACATCAACCACACCCATAATAAATCCAGCAAGCGCTGAATCCCGGAGAAGCTGCTCTAAGTCAAGCTTTTTCATTGCTTATCCTCTTTTTATATATCTCTTCGCTAATACCTCCACTCTCACAGACTGACAGGAATTCGCAGGAACTTGGCATGAAGCAAGCTGTCCTATTGGATGTAGGATAAAATTCCGTCTCCAGGTCGATCTCTATGACTACCTTCTGCAACCTGGCTAAATGATAATCTAAATTAAATTCATTTCTCCAGTAGTTGACGTCTCGGATATAATGCCCCGGCCTATTCTTGACGTCGGCATAGATCCTTTGAGCATAGGAGTCAATAGACTCCTTACGGCTAAGCTTAAGACTTGGCACCGTTACCAGCCTAACAGTAATCCTCTGTAGGTCCTTAAGGAGTAAGAAATAGGTCGATAACTGGTCCTCCAGGACCCATTTGCTATAACCCTCTGGCCTACTGGTATATTTGAATTCATAGGCCATTGTGCCCATCAAAAGGTCCAGCCTTCCCGTCAAAGTCCATCCAGAACCTAGGTCCAAGTTAGCCTCTTTCTGGGCCAATCCTCGCATCTCGCCATATGCCGATTGGGAATACCATTGCAAGAGCTGGTACAGAGCTATCAGCTCCTGTAATTTGTAATCATCCTCTTCATTCTGAATGTTCAAGCCATCGACGATAGCATGAATTATTGGCTTCCAGTCTCCCCCAGTATGAATAGCATCGAAGCATTGGCTGGCTACATCACCCATCATCATCCTGATAGGCTTTTCAATCAATTCCCATTCTCTAGATAGCTTCCATCTTTTCTTACATGCTGTCCAGGTGACCAATTGAGAATAGCTAATATACTTTGACTTTTCCACCCTTGCCTCCCCGTTGCTTATGGGTATGCCATGCCTTTTGGCATACTCAATGCAAATAAAATTTTGGGATAGCTTGCACATGCCCCCACGTATATAGTGGAGGCATGGCTTAACTGATTTATCTATTTGACGACACATGGATTGCATACCATAACCTCTGCTTCGGGATTTAGTTCCTTTACTTTTCTAATTACAAACTCTGCATCATATTTCGCGGACCACACAGTTCGTACTGTATTCCTTCCGCCAAACAGTCTGACCATCTCTGGATCACCCTTGATGGTCATTATCCAGTCCTGCGCATCCTTGCTTAATATTATTTTCTTCATGTTTCAATCCCTTTCAGGGTTCGTTTTTTCTTTCAACCTGCAGGGCGCCTAATTGCCTGGGCGCCCCTACAGGATTAAATTAAGGAATTGGAATAATAGAGGAATCTTTTCTCCTTATTTCTCTAGTTTCCCCGTTGGGGAATAGCATATAAGCATATTCCCCTCTAGCTTTCCTCCCCGTTGATTTTGCATGGATAATCAGCTGGGGGCCACGGACATTTACAAGTCCCCAGGCTGTTTCGCCTGCATTCCCATTCGGGGAATGGTATTTCTTCCCCGTGGCCATTATCTCAAAGTCGCCTTCAAGATTGAAAAATTCCGCCCATCCGCCCTCTCCTGATTCCTCTTGGATCAGGGCGATCCAAGAATCCACCCCTGCAGGTCGGGCAACGAAGAATCCCTCACGGAGGGATTCGATTCGCGTCCACCTGATTGGGAATTTAATCTCTTCAGGATCAGATATCCATCTTTGCGGCAGGCATAATAGGATTTTCTCCCGATCATGGGGTCCCGCTGCGAGGACGAAGCAACAGAGATCCCTTTCGATAGCCTGGAGTGCATTTTTCTCTTTTTCCATTTTCTTTCCTCCCTTGCCCAGGTGTCCCTGGGCCTTGGATTTTGGGATTGATTATTGAGCTCAATCCTCTAAGTTCAACTCAGAGGATTAAGTAACCCCATTTATTTGCCACTTTGATGCTAACTACCTGCCGACTACAACGATAGGTTGGCTGATATAATCTCTCTATCTTTTTCTCTGGATGTAGCTCGGCAATAATGCCACTGGTGGCATCTTTCTTCCAAAACCCTTCCCAAACATATCCTTCACCTAGAGGGATGCGACTTACCCTTACTTCTTCCATTTTTCCTCTCCTTTCTGCAATCCCTTGCTGTATGCAAGGAACTGCTCGACAAGGCATTCTGCAGCATGCCTTGTGGTTGTGCCACATACAATTGAATGCCGACAAACCACAGTCTGCCAACATGCCTCGGGAAATTTCTTATGTACCTTACGGCAAATTGGGCAAGCTATTTTCATAATTTTCCTCTCTTAAAACAAAAGGCCATCCTAAGGATTTCTCCCCGAAATGGCCTATCTGCAAAATGGGCATCTTGCACTCTTGGGGAATCCATGAGTGCAGATGTCCTCTTCTTTTTTTACTTGTGCGCCAAAGCTCTCGACTTTGGCGTCTCCAATACTACCGCTATCAGCCTTAATATTCTGCATGATAGCGGCTAATGACCGGTGCCCATTCGGTCTCCGGTCCTCTTTCACGTGCTCCCCGCAATGGGGGCACCTTACCATATTCCTTCGCCCAGGGACCCATCCAAGGTCCTGGGCGTCGCGCCCACACTCGCATCTTATTGTCCTCATAATAGATACCTCTTTTCGGAATTTTTCGAAGCTCTCATAAAGGATAGGTGAGAAAATCGTGCCAAACCGTGTGGATAACTTAGCAAAATCTGTGGATAAGTGCCATAAAAAGCTAAATCTAGGGTGAATTTGTTGTGATTTTTTGCCCTTTTAAATCTTGCAAACCATTGATTTCAATGGATTTTTAAAAGTTATCAACCTGTTTCCTGGGGTTGTGGATTTCTTTTTTTGATCGATCGACAAAGAATGTCAGTTGGTTGTTAAACGATGTGACAAAATGCCACGGTGTGGCAAATTGCCCCATTGTAATTACAATGTAATTACGCAGCTAATATACATAGGGTTAACAGATTCCTTAATGATATTCATGGACTACAGATTAAGGTTGTAGAATCAATAAGTTAGATAGCTAGTCATTTTGCTTAGGTTTGAACTAATATACATATGGTCTAAAAATTCTTTAATAATATTATATAGTTAATGGTTATTGATTTTATTAGGTTTTTTATAGACCCTATATATTTAGGTCGAAGGCTAAAGATAATCTAGATGCTAAATTCAATAATAATCTAGCATATCTAGAAAAAAGTGCTTGACAAACAAGGAAATTTGGATTATATTAGAGCAAGAAAGGGGGTAACTATGGATTACAGAGTAAGGTTGTCAGTAGAAATAAGTAAGTGGCTAACGGAGATTGCTAGGAACGAAGGCACGACTCCTCATCAGCTTGTCCAACGATGGGCAATGCAGCATCTCAGGAAAAAGAATTGGCTCGCCAAGGAAAATAAGATTGAGCTATCTGCTAAGCTAAGTGGATGGTTGATGAAGATAGCAAAGGATAGGAATATTTCTATTCCTCAACTAATCGTTCGAGCAGTCAATAGGGATGTCCAAGTGATCGATTGTCTCAAAAGGCTGGAATCTGTTCCAGCAACCTATGCTTCTCCTGCAGACGAGCAAAAGGCTAAAGCAGAGCAAGCCAATCCTGATCCCTGGTCCCAGGGCGCCTAGCAAGCCCTAGAATGCCTAGATCCCCAGGGCCCGCTATCCTACCCCTACCCCATAGACGATCGCCTGCCTGCAGCTCAGCTGGCTTTATCCCATGCCATCCCCATCTGCTATCCTAGCCTGCTATCCCATGTTATAGCAGGGGGTACCCCGGGCACCCCGGGGAGAAGATGCTTCGGGGAAAATTTGCATTCTGTCGAACCCATCTAAACTACTTTAGGCATCTATAGACTTTTCTACAGTTGCAGATAGTAATAGGTATAGCATTTTTGCAACACCGTATCATTTCCACAACAATTTATCTTGACAGGGATTATGGGATAGTATAGCTTATAGGTATGGTTAACGGGACAGTACCAGCTACTTATACTGCAGATAGTTGTCTCGTTGAGGTCTGTAGTCTGGCGGGGATAGACATTGGGACTAGGATTGGGATAGTCCATGCCATCATCTGCATGCTGTCTCTAGGCTGGAATGAAGATGATGTACTGGCTAGGACTAAGACCATGGGCGTTACCAGGGGAATGATAACCAGAGTCAAGGCCCGCAAGGGATTCGATAGGTGGTTTCATCATTACGAAACCCTGCCCGATAGGAGCATAGAAGTAGCCAGGAAACTACAAGCCATCGGGGCCCCTAGAGCCATGGCTAGACTCCTAAAATCTACCTTCAGCGAGTTTGAGTCCATATCCAACAAAGCAGCAGTCGAGATTGTCAAAGGCAGCGGGGTCTCGTCCAACGTCGAATCCAAACCCGTTATCAACGTCTTGATAAGCAATGAATTAGCTAGGCATCTAAACGAAGCGGCTAAGCTGGTCTACAAGGATGTCGGTGATACTGAACCGTTACAACTCCCGGTAGATAGCGATGAACAAGGTTGACGAAAAAGAAATAGCAAGGCTGAAAAGGCTGTACTGCCAGAAGAGCCTCTACTATTTCGCTGAAGCCTTAGGCTTTAATCGCCTTTATCATCCCCTCCACTACGAACTATGCAAGGAGATATCCAACCTTGACAATACCCAGGGCCTCTTCCTCCTCCCTAGAGGCGTCTTCAAAACAACTCTGGGCAGCATTACCTTCTGCATCTGGCTAACCATCCAGGACTATCTCGAGACCATTGGCAAACCAGGACGAGAAATCCGTATCCTCCTTGCCAAGGAAAATGCCACCCTCGCAGAGCATGACCTTGCCTCCATCGAAGCTATCCTGGACAACAACGAGATCATCAAGGCCATCTTCCCCGACCTTGTGCCTCCTCCAACAACAAGGTCTCGTTGGAATCGCCAGGAAATGATGGTCAACAGGAAGTCCAGCTGGCCAGAAGCAACAATAACAACAATCGGCGTTGGTGGTGCTGCCCAGGGTATGCATTTTGACTGCATAGTCTATGATGACATTATCGGGGATGATGCTAAGAATTCAGATATCATCATGGAAAGGACGATAGAATGGTTTGACTATTCCCAATCTCTCTTGATATCCCCAACTAAATCCCTTGTCAGAATCTACGGCACCAGGTGGTCCAAACGGGATATCTACCAGCACATCATTGACAACTATCCCAGGGTTAAGGTTTATACCAGAAGCATTATCGAAAACAATCAGTCTATCTTCCCAGAGGTTTATCCGCTTCACATCCTTGACGAGATGCGGGAACGTAACCCTGTCCATTACTTTGGCCAGCTCTGCAACAATCCAATCGACCCTGGCAAGTGCGAGTTCAAGCCAGAATGGATCAAGAAATACGAATTCCAGAGGGGCAAGGACGATGAGCTGCTTATCAAGTTCGAGGACGATCCTCTTCCTTTAGATATCCGTAGCTTCGATATTGTCGGAGCATACGACCCTAGCGTCGATGAATCTCCAAAAGCCTCCAGACGGGCTATCGTCTATACAGCTATGGATAGCAAGCAGAGGGTCGCAATCCTCGACTGCTATGCCTCAAGGGAGTCAGTCGACGCTGTTCTAGACCGCATCTTTAACATGTTCCACCACTGGCATCCCAGGAAGTTCAGTATAGAATCAGTAGCTCTATCTAGGATCTATATTGATCTTGTTCAAAAAGAAGCCAAGATTAGGAATACCTGGATTGCTGCTCAACCCTTCAAGGTTAGCTCTCGACAATCCAAAGACAGCAGGATTAGGGATGCCATACAGCAAGTTGCTGCTGAGGGTAGGCTATATTGCTTGCAATCCTTTAGGGATCTACAACAAGAGTTTATTGACTTCCCCAATGGCAAAACCAAGGACATCCTCGATGCCCTATCCATGTGCATCCAGACTCATCAGCCTCCTATTAGCGAAGAGGAAAGGAAATATTCAGAGGACTATGATGAGTACGTTCTGCAATCCCGTAACAAAGTGACAGGGTATTAAGATAAGGTTGAATACCATAGGCTTTTATACGGCTGCAAGAGAATTAGTTAGGAAACACGAGGGATTACGTCTCAAGGTATATAGAGATACCGCTGGCAAGTTAACAATTGGCTATGGCAGGAATCTAGATGACAAGGGCATCTCCAATTCCGAAGCCGAGACGCTCCTGGACAACGATCTCAAGGAGGTCTATGGAGACCTTGAAACCATCTTTAGCAAGACTATCTGGGATGAAGACATCAACAGACTAGCAGCCCTTGTCTCCATGCGCTTCAATCTTGGTCCTGCGGGTTTTAGGAAATTCAAAAAGATGATTGAGGCTGTTAGGAACAGGGACTGGAATGAGGCTGCTAATCAAGCCAAGGATTCTCAATGGTACAGCCAGGTAGGGGTTCGTGGACAGGAAATTGTTGATCTTTTGAAAGGCAAATAGCCCCGAAGACTCCCATGGAGTAGCCTGGCAAGGCTGGGGCGTCTCAATAGGGAGGTAGGATGAGCAGATCAGTTAAGGCGTCAAGGAATAAGGTCCATAAGGTTATGGGAGAATTTAAGAGAGGACAGCTGTATTCTGGATCGGGCCATAAGGTTACGTCTCGTAAGCAGGCTCAAGCCATAGCTCTTTCGGAAGCTGGTCTAAGCCGTAAGAAAAAGAAGAGATAGTATGCCTGAACAAGATCTAAGGTGGGAACAGCGTGTGGATCAGCCCGCTGCTCCAGAAGCTACAATATCTACATACCACCCAAATTATCTTGAGGAGATCATCAGAACCTTGGTTGGTTTCTCCCCCTATGAGATTCCGCATCAGTCGAGGGAGAAGACAGCCATGGACCTGATAGGCCTTGCTTCTAACTTTGCTTCGCCTAGAACCATAGCTCCTATGGTAGCTGCTTTAACCAAGCAGCAGATACTTTCAGGAATCAGCAGGCCAGCAGTTAGGGAATCTGTAGGACAATACCTTGAGAAAATCCCCCAAGCTATTCTCGATAAACTGAAAGGATTTAGGGAAGTCGCTCCTAAAGAGATATACGAAGCTGCTGGACTCGAGCATAAACCTCTGGAGGCAGTAAAGGGAACTTATCGCCCAGCTGAACGAGACATTTTCATTGCAGTTCCTAAAGAAGTCAAGAATAAACTTGCTGACAAGATTTACAACTGGTTTCTAGAGACTGGGGATAGCGATCTGATAAGGACGATCAAGCATGAATTTGCTCATCACTTTGAAGAGTTTATGACCTCTAATGATGCCCTGAAAGCAGTTGGCAGAATGAAGGAACTTGGGGTTAGGGCCAAGTACGACAAGCTGCTGGAAGGGTTGTTCAAACCTAAAGCTTCTAAGGAGCATAGAGAACTATTTGCTGAAACCCTTCAAGAACTAAGTCCAGGAGAGACTGGTTATGTTTTGCAAGATTTGTTTGAAAAAGTTGCTAAAAGGAAGCTAGTTGAAAGGACAGGAATACGAACAGAAGTTCTTAAATCTGTGACTGAAGAACCAAGGGCTGGCCAGTTTGTTATTTTCCTTGACGAAGCTGGCAATGTTCAGAAGGGCAAGATACGGGATTATGACTCATACTCCAAGACTGCAATGATATTCCCGCAGGACAGGTCTTTGATCCCTAAAGACCCAATATCCCAGGCTAGAGCCTCTATTGACGTTCCCTTGGATCGGATAACTAAACTAGAGGGCGGACCACGTTAATCCAGGATGGTAAGTAATGATAAAACAGCTTAAGATTCCAGACGACAAACAGAAACAGATTGTTAACTTCTTCGAGCAGGAAATCAAATCTGCCTTACGTTCCAGGACAGAACTTGAACGTCATTGGGTCAAGCAGTATGGGATGTTCGAAGGAAAGCCATCCCAGGAGGTCAAGACATTCCCGTGGCCTCAAGCCAGCAATGTAGTCATCAATATCTTGTCCATTACTATTAATGCCTTCATTGCTAGGCAGATGAACAGCCTATTCCAATACCGACCCTTCTGGACTGTTACTGCTCTCAACAGGAAATGGACAGATCATGCTATCCCAACCCAGCGTCTTCTGGAATATGCCCAGCGTTTCGAGATGAAGTTAATCAGGAATATCGTCAACTACTTCTACGATATGGCTCTTTACGGCACCGGTATCGCCAAAATTCCTTGGCTTCTGGAAACAAAGGAAGACAAGAAATATAATGACTCTGGCGATGTTGTTAAGTCTATAGTCAACATGGCAGACGGTCCCAGGTTTATCCCCATATCGATCTACGACTTTATCATCCCAATCCAATCTGCAACAGATATTCAATCTACTCCATGGATCGCCCATAGGTTTCGTCTCCGTTATCCTCAGATCAAGGAGCGTGAACGATTGGGCTTCTATATGAATACCGACAAGGTAGAAAGGGCCCTAAGAGTCCGTGCTGATGCTATTGAAACGGAGATTGAGCGAATTCGGTATCTTGAATATTCCCAGACTGCAGAGGAATATGAAATCTACGAAGTCTGGTGCGATTATGATTATGACGACGATGGGATAGAAGAAAAATGCGTCTTTACGATCAACTTCGATGCCAATACTATTCTTCGAGCGGTTCTGAATCCATTCAATCATCGTCTGCGTCCATTCATTACAACGCAGTGCTTCCCAAGACCCTACAGCATCTATGGTCTTGGATTTGGCCATAAGCTTGAGAGACTGCAGGAGGCTATTACAACTCAGGCTAACCAGGCTATTGATAATGCGACTATAGCCAATACCAGATGTATCACCTACACTGCTGGCTCTGGCGTCAAGCCTCCGCTGAAGATTTATCCTGGCAAGGCAATCAAGGTTACAAACCCTGGCGATATTGGGTCGTTCCAGCTTGGCGATATTTATCCCTCTCAGAACCTGATTATCAACTTTCTTAGGGATGTATGCGAAAGGGAGACTGGGATCAGCGACTATTCTCTTGGCAAGGAATCATCCATTGTCAAAAGCGGAGCTACAGCGACATCAACATTGGCTTTGATTCAGGAAGGCTCCAGGCTCTTTGACTTCCTGCTCAAGAATTTCAGACAGGATATGTCTGATGTCGCTTACCAGGTCTACAGTCTCTATTCCCAGTTTAAACCGTCTGGCTTAGTTTTTAGTCTTCTAGACAAGGATGGGGCCCTAGTCGAGGAGACCTGGAATGCAGCTACAGAAGAAGATATACGGAGATGTCTGCTATTTGAGCTAACAGCGTCTAACGTTTATGTTAATCAGATGTTAGAAAGGGAATCCTGGATTCAGCTTCTTAATATGGTCATGGGCTACTACAATCGTATCTTCGAAGCCGCTCAGCTAATCGTCTCTCCCCAGGCACCCAAGGAACTCAGAGACCTTGTTGGCAAGATGGTTGTCTCTGGCACGCTTATTATGGATCGTATCATCGATCGCTGGGGGATCCTGGACAAGGAAAGGATGATTCTACAACCAGAGGATATTGAAACTCTAATTGGGCAAGCTGAAGCTCAAGCTCCCCAAAGAGCTCAGCAGCAACAAATGATGGACTTACTTAAGGAGGCAATGAGACGTGGAGGAAGACAGCAAACAAGACAGCAGAGACCTCCTGGAGTCCCCGGGGTTCCTGGACCTTCACCGGCCCCTGGACCCGCAGGAGTTGGAGGACCTTCGGGACCTCCGCCTGCACCCAGGCTATAGGATTTATCTTTCCCTTCTGCATGAATTAGCAGATGATTGGCGCAATATAGCCATGTCTGCCAAGGACTGGGAATCTTATGTCGCCGCCCGTAAGGTCTGGGAAGTTATCAACTATACTATCATCCCACTCATCTTTGGCGAGTTAGAAGGACTAGAGGTCCTTAAAAACAATAAGAAGGAGGATTAGATATGCCGCCAGTAAAGATTCCGGGAGTAGATCTGCCGGAAGAACAGAAGCAGCCAGCTCAGCAAGGACAGGATGCTCCTGTAGATCAGAAGCCAACGGAGATTATTCTGGATGGCGAAGGTATTCCAGAGCCATTCAGGGGTAAGCCCGCCAAGGAAGTTGTCGACAAGCTTTTAGAGACCAATTTAGAAATTGAGAAACTAAAAGCAGAGCTGGAGAAGGAAAGAACCAGTAAGCAAGCAATTCCTAGCAGACCTGTAGATCAGATGTCTGAAGAGGAACGTAGGGCCCAGATGGAACGGGAGTTCTTCTCTAATCCCATCGAGTTCCAGAACAAGCTTTTCCAGGAAAGGATGAAGCCACTTGTCGGCCAGTTTTACCAGACCCAAGAGCAAGTCCAAAAGGAATTTGCTCGTAAGAGACTGGAGGACTTCGACAAGTACGAGAAGGACATCGATGGGGTTATGAAGGATGTCCCTCCAGAGCTGAAGGTTAATCCTCAGACCTGGGAGCTTGCTTACAATATCGTCTTGGGGCGGGAGTACAGAAAGGCTATCAAGGAAGCTAAGGCTAAGTCTGGTATGTTTACCGAGACTGGTTCTGCTCCCAAGTCAGCTTCCTCCAAACCGATTCTTACCGACGAGGAGCGTAGCGTAGCTTCCAAGTTTGGTATGACTGAAGAGGAATGGATTGAGTGGAAGGAAGCAAAAGAGATCTGATAGATTTAGATCTAAATTAATAGCTAGATGCTAATCAGGAGATTGTTATGGCAAAAGAAGAACATCGAATTGAGTCTGTTGATCCCACTTCCAAGGAAGCCAAGAATGCTGCTATAGACCATTCCCATTTTGATATGTTCAAGGTCGAGGGAGACCCAGAGATGGAATACTATTGGGCTAGGAGTACCAATCCCACCCAGCCAGGCAGTGTTGAATGGGAATCAATGCACCGTAAGTTCGAGACGTGCAATGATCCCAAGATCAAGGCTATTGGCAGGCGACCAGATGGGACTTATCAGGTTGGGGATGCTATTCTTATGCAGCGTTCTAAAGCCGTTGCGGAGAAGGAGCGGAAGGAAATTGAGGATGCAGAAAGACGTAGAATGAGGAAAATCGAAGATGAACTTCAGCATGCTGCTAGGCGAGCTGGAGTCAGAATTTACAAATCAGATTGAGACAATTTGATTAGGAGGTTAACAAAATATGGCTACTATTACGTTAACAAGAGCGGTGCTCGCCAAGACTGAGTCTGGTAATGAGCCTATGGTGATAATGTATCCCGAGGCTGCCAGCCAGAGTTTTGTCAAAGGCGAGTTTGTGTACTTGGATAGCGGATACGTAAAGGAATGTGGTGATAACCCTACGGCAATCCTAGGAATGGCTATGGACGATGCCCATAGTAGTACTGCTGGAGCATACAAAGTCGGTGTCGCTGTTTTTAGCGACAATACCATCCTGGAGATGAATAAGGTTAATTCTTCTGATTCGGGAGTGGCTACTGCTTATTCCGATATTGGAGCAGTCTTTGGAATCTATCGGGATACTGACGACAGCCAAGTCCATGCAGTTGCTAGCCCAGCCAACCCAAGATTGATCTGCATTGGCCTTAGCGGTAGCGATCAGGTTGGCGACACCGGTGGGCGTCTATTGCTAAGGGTTATTGGGACTTACCGCCAGCTGGCTTCCACATCTGGTGGTTGATAAGGAGGGGATAAACTATGCCTACTACAAGAACAGCGAACCTTTCAGCCTTGTTGTATCCGGGGCTGCACAAGGTGTTTTTCAACGAATACAAAGGAATCCTCACCAAGACGGAATACGACAAGATATTCAATATCGAGACTTCCACTCAAAACTACGAGAAGGTTTATGAAATGACCATGTTGGGTGGCAGCATTCCTGAAGTTGGTGAGGGAGAACAGATCACCTACGTCGACCCTGTTGGTGGCAATACCGTAACGTTTACCCATAAGAAATGGGGACGTGGGTTTGCAATCACCGAGGAAGCGTACGAAGATGATCTGTATCGTACTATTGGGCCCAATGCTACCAAGGCGCTTGCCAAGGCATCTTCCAACACTATCGAAGTCCAGGCGGCAAGCGTGCTGAACAATGCTACTAGCACGACCTACTATACTGGATTCGATAGCAAGGCTCTTGCTAGCACGTCGCATACGGTGCTATTCACTGGTGGAACCTATGCCAATCGTCCAGCAACCCTTGGCGCTCTTGGAATTACCACTCTTCAGGCAGCAGTTCTCAGGATCGAGAAATGCCCCGACCAGGATGGGGTGATTGCCGGCCTTCGGGCTAAGCTTATCGTCATTCCTCCTGATCTACGGTTCCTCGCCCATGAACTTCTGAAGAGCGAATACAAGCCCTTCAGTGCAAACAACGAGGTCAACGCTCTTGCTTCAGAGGGACTCAGCTACTTCGTTAGCCATTATCTCTCCAGCACAACCTTCTGGTGTGTACTGGCTGACAAGCACAACCTGAAATTCTTCTGGAGACGCAAACCAAGATTCGATCCCAGCGACGACTTCGCTACTGGGAATGCGCTGTTTAAGGTGACACAACGCCATATTCAAGGCTTCGGAGATTGGAGAGGTTTCGATCTCGGCAACACATAATTCAATAATTTCAATAGGTTAGGATAGTATTTCCAGTCTATGAAATTATTACTTGACACCTCCCTCGGTGCAGGTTATAATGATTGTAACTATACTGAGGGAGGTGCAAAATGGAATTCCAGAAGAAGTGTGAAGTATGTTTGACTGATTTTGTAACTGACAATCCACTGAAACGAGCCTGTTCAACCGAGTGTTCCTTTGCATTGCGTTATCAAAAGGTGCGGGAATGGAAGCAAAGGAAGAAAGAGGAAAAAGAGAAAGAACGCAAGGTTTGTGTTCAGTGCGGTAGGGAATATAAGCCCAATATTTATACTCCCCACCAAAAGTATTGTTCTTTGGAATGTCGAATAAAGGCAAGATTACCAAAAGATACAGGTTATCCAAGAGAGGCACAATGTGCATACTGCGGTAAGCCAATCGTTGTTACCCAGGAGCATCCGCACAGGAAATATTGTGGAGTTAGATGTCAGCATCGAGCCAATGTTAACAACTACAATAGAAAGAATGCTAAACAGCGTGGAGTATTTGCCAAAAAAAGCAGGTGGAACGGCAATTGGTTTTCGGCTTTAGAGCGGGATGGCTATAAATGCAGATTGTGCGGAGCTGATGATAGAAGGTCTTTGGAAGTGCATCACTTGGACAATAGAAATTGGACTGCTGATTACAAAGATGCCAATCATGACTTGGATAATCTTATGACACTTTGTAAGACTTGCCATAAGAAGTTTCATACAATCGTGTATGAGATGATTGATGGCAAATTCTATGTATCTGGTTTGGCTATAGACTTTTTGAAGCCAAAGCAAATTTTCATTAAGGAGGTATAACATGGCTCAGTACACAGCAGAGAGCTCAGGAAACAAGTTCCTGATTAAGGATTCTGCCGGTAATCCTATCTTTGGCGTAGACTTTGTGGGTGAAGGGGGAACTACCTCGTTTCCAGTCTTGATTATGGATGTTAGCGGGGTTAGTTACTATTACTGGCCCAACAGTTCCGGTGTTCTCAGGTATGGGACAACGGAGCCTACTACGTCTACCCAGGATACGGCTGGTAGTGCGGTTTAACTATAACAGAGGGATAGATTCTTCTATCCCTCTATCTTCTTGGGATATTCATCTATATGTCTAAAGGAGATATAACTCTCTGCATTCTTATAGCTTCTGGTTGGGAAAGACCCGAGATTCCTGCTGTTCAGGCAGAAAGGCTGAATTTCCTTTTGACTTCTATACTTGTTATTAACGATCCTCCTAATGTTAGGATTATTGTATGCGATGATTTTTCTGAAAATACGAGAGCCCAAAAGGAATGCCGCGACGTCTGCAATAAGTTTGGAGTAGAATATTTCCTTAAACCTTATCCCTGGAAGGGTCCTTGTGGCAACTATAACTTCGCTGTAAGCCTATGCGACACCGAATTTATCGCCATGCTTGGGGATGATCAGTTCTGCACTCCTGGCTGGTGGAAATACATGACTTACTTTATTGAGCACAACAGGGACTTGAAGTGGGGAATGCTGGGCTGGTCGGTGATATTTGCAGAAGATCTGGTGAAAATAGGATTTTTTGATAGAAGGGAAGATTTCTACAATTTTAAGCAGAAGATCTTCTGTCTTCAATTCAGCAATCTTGATAGAAAAATCATAGACGGTAACTGGTGCAATTGGGATAAGCCCCGCTTCAGGGGATGCTGTTCTGGAACAGCGTTTGTTATTCGTAAATCCTTGTGGGAACAGTTTGGCGGATTTTACGAGGAGCTCTATCAATTTGACGAAGATTATGGAGATAATGTCTGGAATCTGACTGACTATTACTGTATCCAGGTTCCAACTCCTCCCATCGTTCACTATGGAGGAGCTTGTAACTGGCCTCCAGAAAAAGGTCCTTCGGACGAGAGGTGGAGGAAGGGTTGGAAGACAAGGCCATTTGTTCCTGTAAAATTTGAAGAGAGGGGAAAGAAGGCAGCAGAGAAAATAAACAGCATTGGAGATTCTGCTCTTGCGAATGTCAATTTTAAGCCACTAATTCCTGAACGGCCAGAGAAGAAAGATCATATTCTTGACCTTGGATGCGGAAAGAACAAGAGACATCCTAAGGCAATTGGGATTGACATCATAGGCAAGCCCATAACCGATGCTGATATTATCTGTAATTTAGGATTTGATTATCTTCCATTTCCAGACAGTAGTTGCTCTTTAGTTATGGCCCACGATGTTCTTGAGCATATTCCCCATACAGCTTGGATAATGGACAGGGGAATCATAAGGAGACTTCAACCAACAATCTTCCTCTTCAATGAAGTTTATAGGGTTCTCAGAAACGGAGGACGATTTGAGATAGCGGTTCCAGTTGAAGACACTGCTCGCTTCCAAGACCCAACTCATGCAAGCGTTTGGAATTACAAAACGTTCGATTACTTCTCTAACACCTACGAGGGGTTCAAAGAGGCTTATGGCCATACGAGCAATTTCAAGCTTATAAAGAGAGAAATGGACGGTCAACATCTTCAGGTTTTGCTGGAGGCGATAAAATGAAACTAGGTCTCCCTTCAGGAGTGGGCGATTGCAGTTGGGCAGTATCCAAGTTGATCAATGCTCCAGAATGGCCAGAGATTGAATTCGAGATTGCTGATGGTTGGCCATTCAGGACAGCTCCATACTTCGAGATGCTAGGCAAGAAAGCCACCTATGGACAGTTTCACTATGACGATATCATTGCTTTTGAGAACTACAATCCCTACAAGACTTGGGAGAATATTAGGTCAAAAGGATACGGTTGCTATTTGATTCAACCCAACCAGCATCTTGAAGCTGGTAAGCCCCTGCATGAATGGTTGCCAGACCTGGAGACCAGCTACCATTATCCATTAGCTATTCCAGACCTTAAGGCATCCAGACGATATAGTAAGTGTTTTCAGCCCTTGGAAGAGTACCCCTATTGGGTTGGAATCAGCGCGGCATCTTATCGGGGCTCCAAGGCTTGGAATACCTGGGAGTTGGATTCCTGGGCTGACCTATGCTTAAGACTCATTGCTGATGGCTATCATATCTGCCTCATGGGAGGCAAGTGGGATGACCTGACGGATGAGCTCGAATTCCATCTTCCTGTGTCTCCTGATCAGGTGCTAAACATCGTTGGCAAGACGACATTCCCAGAGGCTTGCGCAGTCCATAGGCTATGCAAGTTCTACATTGGCTTTTCTTCTGGCCTTGGCATCATTAGATCGGTTATGGGTTTACCAACTATTATGCTCTGGCCAGACCATCAGCAGAAACTCAGCACTTCCTGGGCTGATCCAGAAGATCTTTATTCTGGCAAGTATATCGCTTGTGGATATACAAAACCTAGCTCTATTTATAAAACATTTATACAGCAAGAGGCATCGTTTAGAAAGGAGGAACATTAGATGAACATCTGGCTAAAAGGGTTGTTGAGCGCTGCATTGAGCGGGGCTGCGGTTGGAGCTACTGCCGTTCTAGCAACTCCGATCACCGTTAGCATGGAGAACTTCAAGAGCTTGGGTTATATGGTCCTTGTTGGAGCCATTGTTGGGCTCCTGAATTATCTCAAACAATCACCACTTCCATAGGAGGAAACATGAAGAGGATAATTCTGATTGGGCTGTTTTGTTTGTTCCCTGCTGTCTGTTACGCTGGCCCCTTCCTGGTATGTGATCCATATCCGTCAACCGATGTTCAACCAACTGACTTCGAGCTGGTGATTGACGGTGGTTCAGTTATTATTTCTTCAGCAGTGGATGTAACTGGTGGCAAAGCATTAAAGTATGATGTAGGTGGTGTATCTATTGGCAGTCATACTGTATCTGTCAAGGCTTGCAAGGATTACGATGTATGGGGGAGGACTTGCAGTTCAGCTGTAAATTTTACCTTCGCAAAACCGGTGGTTTCTTCTCCTGTAGTCCCGGCCAATATAAAATTGAGCAAATGAGGTAAAGATGGCAGAGATACTGGTGAAGGCAGTAGATGCAACCAATGCTGACCCAGAGAAGGATAGAGGAGGATGTTACAAGAGAGGCTATCCTGTAGTTGTAAAGGAAGACAATCACCCTGGGTGGGGTAGAGAGGAGGGACCTCCCAACTTTTTTGTTATCAAACTACCAGGAGTTCCTGCTGATGTAGTCAAGAAGTATATTGAAGAATGGAGAATTTATGCTGGTATTGATGATAGAGGAATGCCTTGGTATAAAAATTATCAACGCAGAAAGTGGAAGATTGGCATAGACAGTTTACCAACAACAGTTAAGAATAAGCTACTTTCTCAAGGTTCTATTACTATTAAGGCAAGTCCTTCTATAACAAAATATGATATAGATTGGTCTACTGCTAAGCAATACTTTTTTAATATGGAGACTAATACTGTAGAAACGCAAGACTTGGTCGCAGTTGAAGAAGGTGTAATTTAATGCCAACAGAAGTAATAAAAGTTGTTGACCCAGATAATGGTTCAGGAACAGATTATACTTCTCTTTCTGCCTGGGAGGCTGGGCAACAACAGGATTTGGTAACTAACGATAGAATTGCCACTGCCAAATGTCGATGCACGTCTGGCAGTGCAGATACTGCGGCTCTTACTATTGATGGATGGACAACAAACTCAACACACTACATAAAGATTTGGACTGATCCAAGTGAAGGTTACAGGCATAATGGCAAATGGAATACGCAAAAGTATAGGTTGACAGTTACTGGCGCAAAAGCTATTAGCAATAATATAGGATATGTTAGGGTTTTCGGGCTTCAAATATCAATTGATGGAGGTCAGGAAGCGTTTAGTGCCCCATTTCCGATTGGGGTCACAGGAGAAATTTATGTAGGTTATAACATTATTAAAGCAACAGCCGCAGGAAGTGATACTAAAGGGATTAAGATATTTAGAGTTTCTGGTTCTGTTTATATCTATAATAATATTATTTATGACATTAAACAAACTGCGGCTACCTCTGCTGGTATAGAAATATATGGTGTAACTTCAGCTCCTGTTTATAACAACACGGTTGTTGATTGTTATTATGGTTTATGGTCAGAATTGGGTACCGTGATATTAGCTAAAAACAATATTGTTAAAGGTAGTGGTGATGTCAATGCTTATGTAGGAACATTTGTTTCTGGAACCGATTATAATGCCACTGATGGGACTGATGATATTGGGACAGGAACGCATAATCGCACTTCTCAAACTTTTACTTTTGTTGACGAAGTTAACGATGATTTTCACCTTGCTTCAACCGACTCTGGAGCAAGAGACCATGGTGTAGATTTATCTTCCGATCCCACTTTTGCCTTCTCTGATGACATAGATGGCCAAACCCGTTCAGGCACTTGGGACATCGGAGCGGATGAGTACGTAGCTAGTGGTCTTTCAATAAACATATATGACAGTACAGGTGTAACTGAAAGTTTAGACTAAGGAGGTGCCATGAAAACACTAAAGGATTACTTGGACGTTTTTGGGATCGCAGCGGAGACTTTCAACAGCCTCAACAATATCCACAGCTTCGATCCCGTGGTAGTCGATGCGGCAACTAAATCTATTGACGACTATCTAACTGGAGGCGGGAGGTTCAAGAGCTATAACGAACTGGTGGACAAGTACCTCATCGAGGCGAAGACCATCAAGTTCGATATGGCTAGTAACCCGCAGAAGTATTTTAAGGTTTCCAGCACTACTGGGACGGAAGACAAAGGGTTCTTCAAAAAACTATTTGGAGGTAAGTAATGGGCAAAACAGTTTCTGACGGGATCAAGATTCATGGGTTCTGCCGTGTCCAGTTAAAGAACTCCGAGACCAAGGAGCTTGTTGGAGATTCTGGTTGGCAGGGTCCCAACCAGATTACCAATGACGGGTTCCTGAATTTCCTAGTGAAGCTGCTCGGGGCTTCTGCTGGATCTTCCCAGGTTGGCTTCATGGCTATTGGGACTGGAACGGCGCCGGCATCCAGTTCCCAGACTCTTCCTGGCGAGATCATGTCCAGCACCAAGCGGAAAGCGGTAACGTTTACTAACGTAAACAGCACAACCGCTCAGTTTACTGCTTCCTGGTCCAGCTCCGACATCAGTGCTGCTTATACAATCCAGAATGCTGGACTGTTTGCAGCTACAACGACCAATGCAACCTTGTTCGCTGGGCAGACTTACGCCACTAGCCAGTGGAACACGAACCAGGACCTAAATGCCACGTACCAGATCAGATTTTCGTAAGGCGCATAAGGGCTACTTGCTGGATATTGGTTGCGGTTCCAATAAGCAGCCAGGGTTTATTGGCATGGATAAACGGGCCCTCGATGGGGTTGACATCGTCCATGACCTTGAGCAATTCCCATGGCCCCTGGAAGACAACTCATGCCATATCATTGTTGGGCACCATATCGTAGAGCATATTAAACCCTGGCTAATGTTGCAGTTCATGGATGAACTATGGAGGATCATGAAGCCAAATGGCCAGCTTGCTTTGTCCATGCCCTATGGGTGGTCCAAAGGATTTGTTGCTGACCCAACCCACTGCAATCCATGCAACGAGGTGACTTGGCAGTACTTTGATCCAGATTATCCGCTTTACAAAATTTATGAGCCTAGACCATGGAAAATAGAAAAGGGATTCCCGCAATACCAAGTAACAGGAAACCTGGAAGTCGTAATGCGAGCTCGGAAATGATTCCATCGTTAGGGATTGTCCAAGCTCAGAAGTCTTCTAAACGACGAATCCTTGTCGCCGTTCCAATGACAGGATTAGTCAGGTCTGAATGGGCCGTTGCTAGATATGGGCAGGTAATTCCTTGCAACTGGAGTCAGACTGACAGCCTCATGTGGCTGGAACAGTTTTCTCCTCTGGGGTTCCTAGTTGCTGATGCTCGTAATATGGCAGTCAAGCAGTGTCTAGACTATAAGTTTGACTGGCTTTTCTTCATTGACCATGACGTTGTTCTTCCTCCGCATACCATTGTTACCTGGAACGAACGTATGCTGGATGGCAAGATTCCCATGTGGGCGGGGCTATATTTCACCAAATCGGTGCCTTCTGAACCTCTTGTCTATCGTGGTCGGGGGACTGGCTACTACATAAAATGGAAGCTGGGTGACAAGGTCTGGGTTGACGGTATCCCGATGGGCTGTACGATGATACATTCGTCCATTCTTCGTGTTGTCTGGGACGACTCCGAAGAATATGAAGCTGGAGGATTTCGGCTTAGGCGAGCATTTGAGACTCCAGCAAAGGTATTTACTGATCCAGAGACCCAGTCATGGTTTACTGTTTCTGGCACCGAGGACCTCAACTTCTGCAACAAGTTGATCGAGAAGGACTATTTGGCTAAAGCTGGCTGGCCAGAGTACCAGAAGAAGAAGTATCCATTCCTGATAGATACTTCGGTGTTCTGCAAACATATTGACTTTGACGGCATCCAGTATCCTAGTCGCGGTGAAGAGGCATACTTTAAGAGATGAGCGTAGTCTTAACCAAACTGAATTTTAACGTTTATGATAGTACGTCGGTAGCGGAGAACTTGACTCCGCTGGTACCAGTTCTGGTTCCTTCTGTTTACGACAGCGTTTCTATAACTGAGTCCGTTACACCGTTGGTGAAATTTCTTGTCTCTAGCATCTATGATTCAGTTTCCGTTGTTGAATCATTGACTGTAAATATTCCTCTTCCTGGCCTTGTTACTTTTAGCGTTAATGATTCTACAACCGTAACTGAACAAACATCGGCAAGTATTCCGCTTCTTTCGTTTTCTGCTTACGATACAGTCTCTATCCAGGAATTCTTGTCTGCTGTAGTTCCCCTTCTTAAGTTTTCTGTTATCGAGAATGTTGCAGTACAAGAGAACTTGGTCTCTCTTCTTGTTAAGCTAACAGTAACAGCCGAGGACTATGTGGCCATTACGGAATCGATAAACACAATGCTAAAGGTTTTAAACCTATCGGCGGCGGACAATGTTTTAGTCAACGAATATTTGTGGGTTAGTAGCGGAGGGGAAATTCCAGTAGGATATTCAATGAGTATGCATTTATTCCTCAAACTGTAAGGGGGGAGCATGTTTGACATAACTGGAATTGGTAGTGTTGTAGATGTCATAGGGTCGATCATCAATAAAATATTCCCCGACAAGAATGTCTCGGAACAGGCTAAGGTAAGACTATCAGAGTTAGCCCATGAAGGACAGCTAAAGGAGCTGGAGCTGCTTCTTGAGCAGATCAAGGTCAATGCTGTAGAAGCAGCCAGCGACAAGTGGTGGAAGGCTGGAGCAAGGCCATTCATCCTATGGGTCTGCGGAGGAGCCTTTGCTTACCATTACATCGTGCAACCTATGCTGGGATTCTTTACTGGATGGCCAATGCCAACTTTGGACATGGGCGAGCTGATGACTGTTCTTCTTGGCATCCTGGGACTGGGTGCCTATAGGAGCTATGACAAAAAGCAGCTGTCCAATAACAAAGGAGATCAGTAATGCCATATCTCTGGACTTTTAGTTTCCGTAGATGGGATACTTGCCCAAGATGCGGGCTGGACTGGCCCCTGGAGGATCTTAGCAGGGACTATACTGGTGTCAGGGTCTGCCCAGAATGCTATGACCAACCTGGGTATGATGAATATCGCAGAAACTATACCTTTAGGCTTGAAGAGCTGAAGGAAGATGACAGTATGGGAGACATCTTTTAATGACACTATCAGAGTTACTTACAGAGCTTAGGGCTAATCTTGGTAATGTGTCAACCGATTCCGTATCTAATGATAGGCTGACCTTGTGGCTTAACAACTGCCAGATAGAACTGTTATCTGCCTTCCAGTTCTTCCAGAATGAGAAGAAGGTTACTACAACCATGGTAGTTGACCAGGCAGAGTATCAGCTGCCATCTGACTGTTTGGCAATCTACGATCTTCGAGACAATACCATCAAGATGAAGATTAGGCGTACCCATTATCGTAAGATCGACAATGTTGACTACACTATATCTGGTGATCCTACACACTACATCAGGTTTGGTAATTACATCCAGCTAATTCCTGTTCCAGACTCTGCTAATATCCTCATGCTCCGTTACTGCGTAACGCCAACAGCAATGTCAGCAAGCAGCGATACTCCTACTGTCCCAGTACCCTGGCATGAAGCCCTTCTGCTAGGCGCTGAGGTCAGAGGCTGGAAGGCCCTTGGGGAATACAAGCGTGCTGCTATTGTCAAAAACGAATACATATCCCTGGTCAGGTCCAGGGCCGCAGAATGGGAAATTGAAGAAAGTGATGAAGACTACGGTCTAGAGATGACTTTTAGATAAGGAGGTAAACATCAATGAGCAATAGCTATTCTACAAATCCAATTGTCCTCGATACGTTCACTAGCGCAATTGATCTTGGAAATATCTTGTTTGCCAATTCCAATGCCATGTTCTTTATCGAGCATATCGAGTGGCAAAACCCTGGTGCGGCTAACGATACTGCAGTAGTAACTGATGCTGACGGCGTGGACGTGTTTAACGAGACATGCACAACTGCTAAACAGTCAGTCCTCAAGAAGTTCGGTGCTACTGCGGTGAAGGGATTGAAGATTGGTGCCAGCGGGGTTGCGTCTGGGAAGGTTTCGATTCTTCTGTCTACAACCTTCTAAACACTTTGGAGTTTTGTAAAAGGAAAGAAGATGTTAAACAAAGCGTTAAGAGTTGCGCATATTGGTATCCTCATTGCGGCTTTCTGCACAGCTTCATGGTTAACAGCTTGTTGGTTATCTGGAACTATAGGAGCTACTAGAAAGATACAAATAGAGAGCCTGGTTATTACTGTCCCAGAATCTCTTCCTGACTTCAGTCAGTGGGGAGGAAACATTCTTGGTGTCAAGAACTATTCCAACGGGAATGCCGTAGCCGCAATAGAGGCCTATTCGCCAGACCATGGCATTTATGTAATGGCCCTATTTGCAAGGGTTAGCAAGGAAATATCCATTATAGCAATCCAGATGGACGCTTTTTTGCCCGACTGGGACAAGGATGGAGTGGTCGATACTTCTAAAATCAAGACGACTTTCTATGAGGATGTTACCTTCATGCAGATTGGCAAAATCTCTTACGTGTTGATCCAGGTAGAAAGTCCAACTGACTTCCAGATAATTGAAAGTCATATTGCTAAGATAGCTATATATAAGGGATTGGGATTATGAGTATTAGTCTCAAAAATAAGAATTCTGCCGTAGGAATTAGGGAATACCATGGTTACTACTATTTGGAATCCGTCAGAGACTTCTGGTGAGTTAATTGTATCTGAAGATGACGAGACAATCTTGCTGGAAGATTCCAATGTCGAGGGTATCATACCAGAGACAGATGGTTATTTACCAGAGACCATTTGGAGTAGTGCTTCTTCCGTTTTAACTACATGGGCGGAAGCATCTTTACCAACAACTACTTGGGCAGAGGTATAGTAGATGTCTAAAAAGATAACACAGTTTGACGAGGATACAACTCCTTCTTCTGATGATCTTTTGCTTACGGTGAATGATCCAGGTGGAACTCCAATCAATAAGAAAGTAACGATTGGTAATCTGTTTGCTAATGCTCCAGATATTACTACTTCTGATCTCATTACTAAGGGTCCATGGATTGATTCAAGGGCTTATGATACTCTCGAAGAAGCTAATACTGCTGCTTATAATTCTGGAAAGCTTTTAGTCGTCTCTCAGAACTACACATTAACCACCAATACTACCTTAACTGCTGCCGTGAAAGTGCTTAAGAGTGGTGGATTTACTAAAGCGTCTACTTATACTTTGGCTATCAATGGCCCCTTTGAAGCTGGTCTGTACCAAGTCTTTTCTGGATTTAGTGCTGGGGATGTCACATTTGCAAAAGGAAGTGTTAAAGAGGTAATCCCTTTATGGTGGCAAGAAAACACTAATCCAGGAACAACCGATATGGCATTGGCGCTCCGCTGTGCAGTTGCCGCGGTTGGTTCTTATGGCCCTACTGTTTATTGTCCCAGTGGTACATATTACTTGTCTTCTGTAGTTAACCAACCCCTTTTTGGAAATGCCAATTTGTGGATAAACGTGGACAATCCAGGACTTACTTTAAGGGGCGATCCTGGTGGAACGATTTTTGTACAACAGCAACTTCCGCTGCCAAATCAAAACCAAATGATAGGTGTATATCCACTTGGGACAAAACACGCATATCCTCCACAGAATTCTGATATTGTTGAATATGATTTTAATAGCTGCGTAGCTCGTTCTTTCTCTATAACTCTTTCAACTCCAGGTGATGCAAGCCATTTCTCTTCTGGGGATATAGTCTATATCCATAGAGAGTTGATTCCTGGATTTGATAATGAATATATCGGGGAACAGAACCAGGTAATAGATTCCAATGCTACCACTGGAGTTGTTACGCTGGCTTATCCTTTGGTCTGGGACTATACTGGTTCGACAAGAAAAATAAGCAATGTTGATTCTGTTACAGTCAAGGATTTAACGATTGACGGGATCGAATTCCGGCATTATGTAGTGGCTATGGGAATTGGTACGGTCTGGAATCTGACGGTTAAGAATTGTGTTTTCAGGTCTACCGGAGGATCATATGGAGCAATAGGATCAGGAATGATTTCTAATGCTTTAGTTGAAGGTAATGCATGGTACCAAGGGCAAAGTGTAACAGAGGGGAATCCATGGGATTTTTCATGGAACAGTTCCAGAATAAGGATTAGGAATAATTTGGTATATTCTTCCACATATGGCTTCGCGGGTGATGAAGCGGCTTCTGATTTTGAGATAACAGATAATTTAATATTTGTAAATGGTAATGGTACTGACCCGGGTGATTTTGATGCAGGTTTGATAATTCAAATAAATACTGCTGTAATCAGTAATAATCTTATAGTTTTTAGAACCACTGTAGTGAATCATTCAGCAATCCAAGCTTACCAATTACTAAACTACAACCATATCATTACAGACAATATAATTCTTAGTAACTCCCCCCAAGTAATTAACGCAGCAGCTCCAGGAGTGATCATCAGTGGAAATCGTATCTGGGGAACTTTTAATATAGGAATAGATTGTCCAGCTGTCAGAGGCGTGGTTGTAGGTAATTCCATTGAGCTTGTTGGAGACTCTGTTGGATGGGCAGTATTATTAGGCACAGCTTCAGTAGTTGACCAAATAGTGCAGGGCAACACAATACTCCGATCAGATTCTGGTACCGCTGGCGCAATTCGCGTTAATTCACCCGGTGGTTCATCTCCTGGCCCGGTGATAGTTGGGAATTATATTAATGGATTCCAATATGGAATTTACTTTCAGGATGGGATGTCCTATTATCAGGGGGCTAAAGTCACAGAAAATAACATAGCTAATACTACTACTCCTTACCATAACTGCCTTACCAAAAATAGAGGCTTATCTTCGGCAATAGCCACTGGGGGAACCATTGCCCATGGTCTTGCTGGAACACCTACCAGCATTAGCGTAACAGCAGCAGACTCTGGGCCTACAGATATTTATTGTTCGGCGGATGCAACGAATATCACAGTTAATTTTGGTGGAGGTGGCAGTCATACCTTCTACTGGGCGGCTGAATACGTCCCATAATAACTTGCAGCCGTACATAGTCATTTACATGTGGAAGAGGATAGCATAGAGGGGGATTTTATGGCTATACTAGAGGCAATCAACTACCTGGACAGAACCATCTTTACCAGCAACAACTTGGACGGAGGTATAGCGAATGTCATATACCAGAGCTTGGAATGAAAGTATTCCCGACGGGTCTGAGGACAAGACCTTTGGCGATGATAGAATCAGGGAATTCAAGGCAGATATCAGGGAGAGATTAGCTACAGAGCATACTGATATTGCTACCTCTGCTGGTCTTGTTGAGCTTAGGCATTTAGCTGGTTTATGTGCAGTAATGTTCAATGGGACGACTACTGAAATCAATGCTCTATCAAGTCCACCTCGGGGTGCTGTAGCCTTTGATACTACTTTGAGATCATGGAAGTATTATGACGGAGCAACATGGGTTAGAGGAGATCCAATACCATCTGGGACCAGGATGCTGCTTTGCCAAGCTTCTGCACCTACGGGATGGACTCAGTACACAGGCTTGAATGATAAAATGGTAAGGGTTGTTTCCAGTACTGGCGGT